GGCAATAATTTTTCATTTTCAAAAAAAACTTCTGACTTTTTTTGATTTTTTCGTTTTGCGACTTGCTTTGCCCTTTTCTTGGCCAGGTACTCGGCCCCGCGTTTCGCGTTGCATTTGTGGCAAGCACCGACCCAGTTCGTTTGGTCCATTGGGTCTATGCCTCGGTCTACTTCGATGAGGTGGTCGACGGTGGTGGCTTTGGCGCGTCGGCACCAGTGGCATACGTCGTGATGTTGAAGGAACTCTGCCCTGGCTGTGCGGTATGCCGGTGTGTCGATGTCGCGGCGTGGTTTGCCTTTGCTGGTCATGGCCGTGCGATGCCGTCGCCTTTGCAGTCTGGGCAGATCATAGGCAGGCCGCCGAAGCCGTCAAGGATGTGCCCGTTGCCGTAGCAATACCCACAGAGTTTCGGTTCACTCTGTAAGACACTCTCTGATTCTTTTAACGTACTTGGTATCTGTTCTTCTTTAGACGCCTGGTTTTCCGACGGCTGGTTTTCCGTCGTCGGTGGTTCTTGTTTTCCCCTCATTTTCCACAGGCTATTCACACGCCTCGGGTAGTCGTAAAAGTGCAGCTCTGTGGTGAAGCGGCCGCGTTCGTCTTGCGCTTTGACGCGGCGGGCGTAGCCGGCGACGATCAGTTCGTTGATCGCTGCTCGGATTGCGTCGCGGCCTTCCAAGCCTTGCCTGGCGAGTGTCTCGGCTGACGTACGCCAGTTGTCAGGCATTGAGAGTACGTAGGCGAGCACGCCTCGGGCGCGGTAGGACAGGTGCGGGTCGCGGAGTGCCCTGTTGGGCAGGATGGTGAAGTCACGCTCGATCCGTGGTGTGCGGACGATTGTCATTGTCGGGGCCTTTCAGTAGTCGGGTTTGTATAAAGTGCCAGTCGGCGGGCCGCCAGACGTAGCACTCGGCACCGGCGGTGTCGAGGGTGCGTAGCCAGTCGATCTGGTCTGCCTCGCAGCGGCCTTTATCGGCTTTCAGTTCGGCGAAGATGATGCCTTTGGTTTTGTGGGCCATGACTAGGTCTGGGAAGCCTGTATGGCCTTGTACGTGAGTCATCCATGCGCCGTTGCGGGTCATGCCTGGCCGGACGTGGTGGACTTTCCATCCGTACAAAATCGCCATGGCGATGACCTGGTCTTGGAATTCGCGCTCTTTCATTTGGCGCGGCTGTTCGCCATGAGCACAGCCCACTCAACCAAGTCGATTTCCTTGGTGAGCGGCAGGCCGATTTCGAGGGCGTGTTGGTGGAAGTAGCCGGCCATGAAGCAGGCCGCCGTCCGAAAGTAGTCGAGGTCGCCGTCAAGTTGCCCGATCTGTTGCCGCAGGTAGGCGTTTTCTGCTCGCAGGGCTTCATTCAATGCGTCCATAGTGCCTCCAGACGTCGACGACGGCTTGGGCCGCCTTGACTTGCTCGGTTGCGGCTTCGCTGAGTCGTTGGTATTCGTCGCGGAGCTGCAGGTATTCGGCGATCAGGTTTTTGTAGTCGCCGGCGAGCACAACGGTCACGTATTCGCCTGGCTCGATCTCGACGTTGAGGTACGGGTGGACGTCGCCTGGTTTGAACGGCCACGGCAGTGAGGGTGCGTCATTCATTGGGCAACCTGCCGTGCTCGTTGTAGTACAATTTTAATGCGGTCTCATACATGAGTTTCCAATGATTGACTCTTGCGCGTAGGCGTTCAATCTCATCAGCGGCTTCGGCATGACGGTTGAACCTTGTCCGTGACAAACGCAAATACATCACAATGTCATCACTCACCACGCACCGCCTCATCGTATTCTTCCCAGTCGTTAGTTGCTTTTACATCATGTTTAGAACCACACCGCTTTGTTTCGTCATACAAGGCTTTGGCAAGTTCCCGTAGGCGTTCAATCTCATCAGCGGCATCAAGGCAATCGCCCAATGTGAGATAGGTGGCTTTATCGCCTAACGCTTCCATGACAAGTTTCTTGCGTAGTCGGGTCACAATGTCATCACTCATAGCGGCGCCCCTGCTTTTCCCGCCACCTGGCGCGGCGACGCCGTTCGAGATCCTGATACCAGTCGTCGAAGGCGTAGACCAGCAGCACCGAGCAGAAGCTGGCGATGCCGACTGCGATAACAAATTTGATGAAGCCTGCGAGCATCAGAATGGCTCCTCGTCGCTTGGGGCGTATTCGGCGGGCAGTTTGCCTGCCTTCAACGACTCGATCAGTTTTGCTGCGTCGGTTGCGGTCAGGTCCGCCGGCATGTCAACGACCATCGGCGGCTTCAGTTTCTTCGCCAGGTCGTGAATGTAGATCCGCTGCTTTTCGGTGGCGAGGCCCGATGGGCGGTTGCCGTATTGGGCGGGTTGGCCGCCCATGCGCTGCACCTTGGTCATTTCTTCGCGGCTGGCCCGCTTGGACGGGTCGGAGCCGGCGAAGCCTGCGTTGGCGAGAGCTCGACCCACGGCGGACGTTTCGCAGTTCTCGACGTGGCTTGTGGAGTTGACGCCGCGATCGGTGACGTGCTCTTCGGCCCAGCCGGTAGCGATCAGGGTGTTGTCGACCCACAGTTCGGCGCGGAACACGCACCAGCCGTCGCCTCGATGCACCATGTCGGTGATGACGCGGGTGTGGCCGTCGGTGTTTTCCAGCCAGCGCGATAGGCGCGTCGCTACTGGCTCGTAGTCGTCCAGGTTGAATGTCATGTCGGGGCTCCTGTGTTAGTTTGGTGTGTTTTGTGTTGTTACTGATGACCTGGTGCCCCACGGCCGCCAGCCGTAAAGCTTCCAGAGCTCTAGCCCGACTTTCAGGTTGCGCCTGGCGTCGGTTAGATCGGTTCGGCTGATGATCCAGCCGTTGCGGGTTGCCCAGCCGACGTTGCTGCCGTTGATTTGCAGCAGGCCGTGTGAGCCGCCCCACGGGTCGCGGGGATTATGCGCTGAGGGTGTGCACCGCGATTCGCGCCACATGATGCGGGCCAGGTTGGCGCGTTCGGATTTGGGCCAGCCGACCTGCCGTGCGAGGTCGACGTAGCGTTTGCAGGCGTGGCCGACGGCGGCGTCGGCCGGCTGTGCGATGGATAGTGCGGCGATGGTGAGCACGGTTGCCGCGATGCGCCTAACGGCGCGGCCTTTGTTCGGCGGACATGGTGGCCTCCTAGGCGGCGGTCCAGACGCGGATCGGTGCCGCGTGGCGGGTTTGACGGCGGGAGATGACGAACTCGCCGGTGTGGCGGATGATGCCTTGGCGGCGCAGCTTGTTGAAGATTGCGCCGAGGGCGGACGGTTCGTGGGTTTCGCACCTGGTGTGTTTTGTCAGGTGTGACCAGACGTCGTCGGCTGTGAACGTGGGGCGCATGCGGGCGATGTGGATGACCGCTGCTTCGGCGGTTTGTTTCCATTCGTCGTTGGCGTTGCGCTCGACGCGGCCGATGGCTTCGTCTCGGGCCGCGAATGCGGCGAAAAGGTCGTCTTGCATTGGGTCTCCTTCAGTCGGGATCGGGAGTGACCCCGTCGACATTACACGGGGCTGGTGCGCGGGTGGTGGATTACCCGCAGTACTGCCAGTGCCAGGCTTCGAACTCTGGCGACGACGGATCGTCGGACTGCAGGTAGAACCCGAACGCCGGCGCGTTAAGGCACAGCCAGTCGAGAACCTTTGCGGTCGTGACGTCAAGGTCGATCGCCAAACCGAGCCCATGATTGCTCTTGCCTGGTGTGGAACTTGGGCTCATGCCTGGGCGCAAGTACCAGACTTTGTTGTCGTAGGTGCGTGTCACGGTCGGGCTGCGGCCGAGGTCGACGGTTGAGTACCGCTGCTTGAACAGCTGGTATTGGGCTTCAAACGAGCGGTAGTCGCCGACGTTGCGAAGTTTGATGCCAGACTGGATCGCCTGGTCGTACATTCGGTTGAAGGCGTCGGCTGCGCCTTCCCACATCTGCCCGCCGCAGTTGACGGGGCGAAGCATTTTGCCAGACAGTTTGCCGTTGTCGACGCCCTGTAGGGCCGCAGGGACGACGAGTTTCTTGTACGGGTACTTCGAGGCCTTTTTGGGTTTGTCGGCTGCCACAGGGGTTTCTGCGGGTTTGGCGGCGGCTTTCTTGGCTGCTTTCTTGACTGCCATTGGTGCTCCTACTGGACGACCATTACGGTCAGGGTTTCGGTTTGCCCGCTTGAGCACACGGCGTAGAGCTCGTCGGCTGGGCCGAGAAAAACGTCGTGTTCGCCGAGGGCCTTGCCGTAGGCGTAGCCGTTGCTCGACGTAACGGTCGAGTTGCCCAGGTAGACGGTTGTGTTGCCGATAGAGGCCAAATGGGCGGTGCGGTGGCCCACGCCAGTCGGCACGATCTTGGTGCGAGTGTCGGTGATTGCGTATTGGGCGGAGGTGATCATTGGTCGGCCTTTCCGTCGCCGTCGAGGTCGCGGCCTTTGCTAGTGGAGATCATTACCCCTGAAAGGGTACCTGAGAGGAACAGCACGATTGGGCTAATCAGGTTGAGCAGCTCTTTGTCGGTTTCCGGCATCGTCGGGCCCTGGGGGATGAAAAGCAGCGCGATAAACACGGCGACCATGGTGAGAACGAGGGTGCCGGCGAGGGTGATGCCAACCCAGAAGCGGAGGCGGGCGTTGAGCTGCTCGGGTGTGTACGGCGGCCTGTTCGGTTTCATGTTCTCTAGCACGTCGAGCGCGCCTCCAGGTTGGGTGTGGTAGGGACGGGTCCGGCCCAGTTCAGGGCTTTGTTTTTGGTTCGGGTCACGGTTGTGGTGGTGCAGTCCATCCAGACTTTGTTGTTGCAGCTGCTAGCCAGCACGGTGAGTAGCGCCGCCGTGATGGCGACGCGGGTTCTCATTGAATAGGCCTCCCAATGGCTCTAATGGCGACGATTACAAAGATTGCGGCCGCGCCTGATGCGCCCAAAATGTATTTCATTGTTCTTCTGCCTTCGGTGACGGTTGGCCTTCTGGCGACCAACCCGAGGCGAGGAGTTCGTCGTATTCTTGGTCGGTCATTTCTCGGTCAATTCCGTCGATGTGTATTTTCATGAGTCCCTCAGTCCATAGACGCGGTATGTGCCGGTTATGTTTGCGCCGTAAGTCATCTGAAAGCCGTCGTAGGCTGTTTGTACGTCGTGGTAGCCGCCCACGGACGCGACGTAATTACCGTCCGCGGCCGTTCCCGAATACCATGTTCTGTCTGCGATTTGTGGGCCGAAAATGTTTATGTCGAATACGTTTGCGCCGCCTGCGCTGCCGCTGCCATTTGATCGCCCGACAAACCATCGGGTTGTGTTGCTGGCTGCTTCTAGGACGTTGCCCGCTCCGTAGGATGCGCCGACGCGCACGTTGTAGTAACTAACAGAACTATTTGTTCCAGACGCTCGAAGGTTTATTTGTCCTTCGACGGCTCCCGCAGCGGTGTATGCGGTGATGTGAACGACCAAACGGTAGTTGCGATAGGTCGAGGTAAAGCAATTATTGACGATGACATTTGAAACGCCCGAAAACGAGCCTCCCGTGACTAATACACCGTAAGCGTTTGCCAGGTAGGTGTTGGTGTCGGCGGCGGTGAGGACTTCGCCGGTGGTGAATGTTTTGACTGCCATTAGAACCCCAATGCGTTGTTGTTTAGCCGTCCGAGGATGGCATGGTTGAGTGTAAGAAAAGCGTACGCGGTCGCTGGTGACAGGCGCACGGCAATCGTGGTTTGGTTTGGCGTGGCACTGATCGTCATGCCTTCCAAGACGCAATTGTAATTAGTGCTTCGTAGGCGCACTGTGATTTGTTGGCCGAGCACAAGGTAGGCAAGCGGCGTTGCGTTGACCCACGTTTTGACGTTCGTCGTGACGCTGTTCGGGGCCGCGCTTGACTGACTCAGCACCACGTTCAGGTAGCCCGCAAGGTTGGCCGCCTGGCTGGTCGTCTGGTCGTAACTGTCGACCGAGAACGAGCGACCGAGATCGCCGGCGGTTTGAGTTGCGAGGCCGGCAGGGTTGACGACGGTGCCGTCGACGTAATCTTCGGCGAGCGACGCAAACGCAATGCGGTCATAGGGGATTTTGTATGTCGTGGTGGCTGTGTTGTCGTCGGTCAATGTGACGAACGGGCCTGCCGTTGCGGTGCCGCGCTGGAACGCCACGATGGTGTTTTCAAAGTCGTAGTCGGCTATGTATGCCTGTTCGGTTGTGGCGAGTTTTTGGAAATACGGGATCGGGTTTTCATCGGTCACGGTAAACGCGCTGACGAAGCTGGCACCGATGCCAGTTGATTGGGTGAAGTTGACTGGGGCGTCGGTGAGCAGGATGCCCATTGAGTAGATGGTTTCGTCGCCTGCTGTGATGGTTGCGCTGACGTTTGACCTGCCAGCGGTGGCTAGGGCGGCTTCGCAGGCGATTTCCCAGGTGTCGCCGTTGGTGACGAAGTCGTATTCGATTTTGATGTCGGCGACGCGGAACCAGTAGTCGTAGGAGACGCTGGTGTTGTTGATTTTGATGAAGTCGTTGATGGCGAGGCTGGGCAGGCTGCTTGGCACTCGACCTGTGATGATGGCTGTGCTGGGGCGCCATTGGTCGGTCACTTTGTTGCGGCCGAGCTGCATGACAATCGACTGCACGTTGTTGAGTTGTGTGTATGTGCCGCCCTCGGTCGTTGACCGGTACACCCGCCAAGTGAGATCAGCCATTAGGCGGCCGTTCTGATTGGCACGACACCGTTTTGGAACATGTAACGACGGAGCGCGTCGACGACCGCGTTCGGATCGCCGCCGTTGACGTTGATTGTCACGTTGGTGGCCATTGAGCCCATGCGGTCAAGCGGCACGACGGCTTCGGGGCCGGCTTCGCCGATTAGGGCCAGCGTCGGGCTGTTGACAATGCCGCCGTTAGCCAGCTCGGGAATGTTCGGCACGTCAAAACCTTTGCCGCCGATGCCAGGCACCCACGACGGTACCTTGAACGACAATTTGCCGATCGTGTTGTTCCACGCTTTTGCGATGCCGTTGAACAAACCTTTGTAAATGCCGATGTAGGTCGAGACGGCTGTTTTGATGGCGTCGACAACGCCGGTGAACGCGGCTTTCAACGCTCGACCGATTGAGTCAACCACGTCGCGGAACGGCTCGAACTTTTTGTAGGCCGCGACAATGGCGACGCCGATGGCGACGATGGCGGCGGTCGCCAAAACGATCGGGTTGGCAGACATGGCGAGGTTAAACGCTTTTTGCGCGACTGTGGCCGCCGTCGTGATAACGGTCCAGGCTTTCATCGCGGTGTTCGTGATGACGACCGCTGCGGCGATGCCGCCAAACGCGACACCGAGTTTGACGACCAGGTCAGTGTTTTCGCTGATCCACTTTGACGCCGACTCCAGGTACGGCAGCAGTTTCTCGATAATGGGGATGAGGGCCGCGCCGATTGACTCTTGCGCTTCGCCGATAGCGACACCCATGCGCTTAAAGCGGCCTTCGGCCGTTTCGGCGGCCGCCGTTGATGCGCCACCGAAGGTCTCTTCCATGATTTTGCCGAGCTCTTGAAACGACGCGCCTTCCTTGACCAGGCCGCGCATCGACGGGTCAAGCTTCGCCAGGGCCGTCGTCTGACCGTTGTAAGCCTTGGCCAAACTTTCAGAAACGGTGACCAAATCTTTGCCCGTCGCCTGACTGATGTCCATGGCAAGGCGCAAGTTGTTTTGTGCCAGTTCGGCCGAGCCCATGCCTCGGGCCAATGTGCCGAGGGCGTTACGGAGGTCTGTGTCGGCGACGCCAGTAGCGAGCGTCATCGCCGAGATCATTTCCTCGGTCGCCTCGACCTGCTTGTCGGTTGCCAGCGTCGACGCTTTAAGTGTGCGGGCCAGTTCGGCCGCCGACTTCTGATCCTCCATCGCCGCCTTGGCGGCTGCGCCGCCGGCGACAGCCAGGGCACCTAATGCGGCCGCCGCGGGCACTGCTGCTTTCTTGATAGCGAATTGGGCTTTCTCGCCGGCTGTTTCGAGCTGCTTGAACTGTTTGACGGCTTTGTCGATGCCGCCGCCGTCGAACTCGGTGATTAACGGGATTTTGATTGCCATTAGGCGAGTTCCTTTGCGGTCTGGCGCATGACGTCGCTAACGGCCGACGATAGTTCGCGGGTCACCTGGTCGAGGTTGCGTTCGGCTGCGGGCCACATGACGCGGGACGGCCTGTTGAACCTGTCGAGCGCGGTGGCCAGCGGGTTGGCGTTGCGTTTGCCGGCCATGTCAATAATGGTGGCTGCGGCGTCGCGCTGTACGACCGCTATAACGGCCGTTGCGCCCCGTTTGGTGTCGACGCGGGCCTGGACACCAGACTTGGCTTTTTTCTGGCTGTAGGGCAGAATTTGGCGGCCTCGGGGTGCCCATTTGCGGGTCATGCCCGACAGGTACTCGGCAGGGTAGGCGTTCTGTGCGGCGGAGACGATCGGCTGCGCGATCTGCTTGACATCCTTGGTGAACTGCTTCCGCAGGTCTGGGTCGAGGCGGCGGAGGGCTTTGATGGCGTCAGCTGCACCGACAAACTCTGTGCGGACTGTCGTCATCGTTTGCTTGCCTTTCTCTGCTTGTTGATGATGTCGATTGCGGTTGCCATGTCTCGGGCCTCGAACGGAATGTTCGGCGGCCAGAATCCGGTCGCTACAAGCAGTTCGGCTAGGCCGCGGCTGTAGCTCCCGGTGGCGTAGGGTTTTGATCTTCGGTGCCGAGCACGTCCAGACTGACGATCGTTTTCGCGTATTCGTCAAACATGAGCGGCACGGTGATCCCAGCCGCCTTGGAGGCTTCGTAGGCCAAAAACGCCAGGTCTTCGGCTCCGATGCCGGCGGCCAGGTCGCCTGCTCGACGCTTGTATTTGCGTTCCCAGCTAATGACGTTGAACAGGGTGGTGGTGACCACGTTGGGGCCGCCGCCTGTGTCGACGCTGATGCTGATTTTCATGTGTTGTCTCCTTGCACGGTTGGAGTCGGTTTGTTACGGGCTGACGATGTCGCGGGCCCAGGTGCCGCCGGTGAAGGTGACTTCCTGGGTGGAGAGCTCACCGACGGTCGAGTTGATCGGGGTGAATTCGGCCAACATACAGCCGGTGATCGTGTACTCGGGGTTCGTCGCCGATTCGGTGGTGCCGCTGGGGCTGATGACCAGGGTGGCGGTGCCGACGTTGACTGCGTCGTACAGCGCGGCCTCGACCTCGTTGGAGCCGTAGCTGTTGAACAGCGTCAGGGTCACTTCGCAGTTCTGCAGGCCTTTGGTGAACTTGTGCGCTGTGTCACCGAACGCTGTGATCTCCAGGGCGTCGTAGCCCGACGTGATCGTGCAGGCGGTGCACTGGTCGGACAGGTCGTAGGTCGTCATTCCGACGGTCAGGTTGACTGTCGCGTTTGACAGGAAGGTCGTGGTTGCCATTTCTAGTTTCTCCTTGCCGCGATTGCGACGGTCAGTGAGTATGCGGGTATTTGTTGATCGCCAACGGTCACGGAGACGGGCCTGCCGCCGGTGACGGCGAGCGTGGTCGAGGCCATGATGGTGTCGGCGGTCGTGATGAGGTAATCCTCGGCGTCTTGGTTGCCTGGTGGCGCGGCGAGGATCAGCAGCTCGAAACGGATGTCGCCCACGTTGTATGTGAACGAGTCAAACGTCGGAGGGTTGATGAGTACGGATAAGGGGCGGGCATTTCGCGGGTCCGTTACCGGTGCGAGGTTCAGGGCCGTCAATGCGTTGACGATTGCCGTGCGTGACTCCGCGAAAATGCCTGTCGCCGGCACCTATGCCACCTGACTGCGGCGGATGCCGAGTAGGCGCATGATCTGGCCCATCGAGCCGACCGGTGCGGGTGCCCCAAGTTCGCCAAATGAGGCGAACGAATCAACCGAGCCCCGCTCACGGTAAAGGGCTCCGGCGTACATGATCGTGCCGAGTTT